GGCTGTTGTTGGTATTGTTGCTCGGCTTGGCGTTGCGCCTGCGCGTAATTGTTTTCTGCTATCGCTAAACGACTAAGTGCTTTTTGCGCCGCAACCGTACCTTCAGCATCTCCAAGCTCTACCGCTCTTTTTAGGCTAGCTTCCGCTTGTTGTTGCTCAAGATTCAGCCTGCTCCCATACTCCGTCATGTACCCTTGATCAAGAGTCTGCATTCGTTGACGAATTTGGTCGGTTTCGTTTTGAACGTTTTGAGCATAGCGAAGCGCTTCTTCTCGCTCTCGCTCCGCGTCCCGCATTTTTTTGGTTAAACGATTAATTCGTTTTTGTACGGATTCGCTGTAATTTTCTAGCTCGTCCTCTTGTTTTGAATCGGGTTCTTGAGAAACGTCTTGGAGTTCGGCGTCTGCTTCCGTGTCCTCCGTTTCGATCTCTACTTCGGTTTCTACCGCATCCCCCACTTCTAACTCAAATTGAGTTTCTTCCGCAGCACTACTCATAGTAAATCCCCCTTACAGGCTAAGAATGTCTTCTGGGTCATCAATCACGGCCAAAATCTCATCATCATTAATGATTCTGCATTCGCCGCCTTCAATTCGGAACCGAGACCCCGCGTATCGCGCAAAAACTACCCATTGTTTTTCTTCACACCATTTTCCTTCTGGAAATTTTTCAGTGTCTCTATAACAAAGGGGGCCTTGCTTAACGACATAACCCACAACAGTTTGGATTTGAGAATCGTCAAGGACTTTATTGGGGATGAAAATACCACTTTCCGTGGTTTCTTTACCGCGATAAGGAAGAATAAGCATTCTCCACCCAGTGGGTTGCGGCATACGTTCTAAAAAGCTTTTGTCCATAGAAGCGGGATCAAGCACTTTTTGTTTGGGTTCTTTGTACAAAGATTTAACGCCTTCTTTTGCAGCGTCAAGATCTAATGCTTTAGCGGCATCAGTCATCAAATTGCTCCTGTTGTTCAAGCAGGCCCGAGAGTTCCTGTGAAATAAAATTCAGAGCAGATAATTCCCCCATGAGGTTTTGATACTGCTCCATGGACTTAACATGGTTGTTTTCCAACAATTCTGAGATGTGAGTTCTGCGATCTTTAACCGCTCGCTGGATAAACTGAGCTAACTGTATAAAGTCCACATGCGCTCCATCTTAGAATGTCTTATCTATATAACACGACGATCTAAGATAGGCAACTAATATGTCCAGATGACAGGGGTAGTGGTGCGAATGTCTACGTGTACGAACGTTTTGGCTACCCCTATTCCATTAAACCCTAGCTCTAACGCTTTTTCGACTAAAACGCGTCTTTGTACGCCACCAGAAACGGCAATGTCTGCGGCAATTCCTTGTGTGTGGGTTCCGGGGGTTTTCTTAACTGCTTCAAGAGGATGTTTTGGAGAGCGATAACCAGAGCTAATCACAAACGGAAAGCCGCAATCTTCTCGCAACTGATCTAGCGTTTCTATGAAGTCTGGCTTAATTTCATTTTCGCCGGTTTCGTGACACTTAAACTCATCTCGCGTGAAATATTTGTAGCTCACTTTTCGCTCTTGCTAACAAAAAGACCAAATGCTCCAGTAAGGGCTCCGGTCATCACAGAAACTAGGGCTGCTTGTTCGGGGCTTGGATCAGGCAACATCATAAACCACTCTACAACACGATAGGTCATAAAGGTCATCGCCAAAATTAAAATTCTTGGGGCAATGCGCCACTCATTTAGTTGCGCGGGAGTCATTTTTCGCGTGAAACGCCTTTAGTTTTTTCAAAGGTACGCAAGCCGCCAAGGCCCAGCATACCCAGTAAAACTGTTAGCAGGCTTTCCATTTCAAATGTAGGAAGTTCAGGGGTGTCCACACCAGCCAGTGCAATGCCAAAAACGACAAGAGGCTGGCCAACAAAGTGCCAAGCCAAAGCAATGCCGCAAGTCCATCCAACAAATGGTCGCCAACCCGCGACAAAAAGCGACTTGTGCGCCGCTTCCGTTTGATTAACTGCAAGCTGGCCTTTTGCCAATTCTTGAGCATGGCGCTCAGACAATGTAGCAATTTCATGCGCCAGCCTCGCTCGTTCATCCGCATCAGGAATAAACTTATCTAAAAGGCCTGTTACAGGACCAATAAGAGCGTCTAGCATTACAGCTAACCGAAGCCGTTAACAGCTAGTGAACCGTGAACCGCGGAGCGCGGCACCCATGCCTCTTTTCTTGCCCGTGGTACTCTTACCCACGGCTATGTCCGGCGTTTTTTCAACCTTTGCTGAAGCATAAGGAATAGAACCTTGGCCATCAATTACGGCCTTATTTACCGGCTTTGGTGCGTTTGCCGGTGGAGCGCCATTAACTTTAACTTTCATATCATTGATTCCTGTCAAATCGTTGTTTCAATAATTCACGCTCCAACGCCGCGTCAATCCGTGACTGCGTCTGGCGCTCTTGACTAGCCAGCCTCTGCTGGAACTCCGAAGCCTTGTTCTGCATACGTTGCTGATCAAGCTGCAATCCTGCTTGATCCATCTGGAAGTCCTGTTGCTGGGCCTGCTGATCCATCTGAAGCTCTTGTTGCTTCAATTGTATCAAAGGATCGGGGCCCTGTTGACCCTCGCCACTTATTTGCGCGGACAGTTGCTTGAGTTTCTGGAACTCTTGCGCATTGATCTGAGCCGTCATGGACTCCAGTTGAAGCTCCATCTCGGGGGTTAGCTGTTGGCCGCCGGTTTGTTGCATAAGTTGCGCGGTGGCAATTTCTTGAGACTTGAGTTTAACATGCTCAATAATGTGTTTTTGAAGCGAAACTGCGACTTGCGGCATCGCTCCTATCATAGGAGAAGTTCCAAACGTTAAATGCGCCATGATGTGCGCATCGTGGTCCTGACCGTCAAACGCCTTCAGTTGAACGTTGTCAATAACGTCAATGTTCTCTTGAGCAGGATCTTTTGGAATAGGATCTTCGGAAGACGGAGCAATCAAAATCTTATCTATATCATTGACGCCTAAAGCTTCATACATGCGCCGATACGCTTCGTGCATATCGTGCATCTGCGGAGCTTGTGCCGCCATCTCAAGTTGAGACTGTGCCAAAGCAATTCGCTGGGCTTGCGAAAAAATGTTTGGATTGGAGACCGGGACCACATCCACGCGGTCATCAAAGTCTTGGCGCATGACCTTACGATCACCGCCCGCTACCGCGTAAGGGTACTCTTGCGGCAGATACTCTGACATGACCCGCGCAAGAAGTTTGAACTCCTGCTTCATGCCATAGTGCAGGCGCTTATGTACTGCACTCATGACCCGCGAGCCTTGCTCTAAGAGAGCCAGTGTGGTGCCCACAGGAGCTTGCTGATTGCCTTCCCCGACCTTCATGTCGGTAATCGTGGCAAATCGCTGTCCGGCCTCTACCACAAAGCCCAGAAGCTGCATCAACGTTTGATCCGGGCCCTTAAAGGGCAACGGCATCAAAGAGTCGCGGATCGCGCCTCCCGGAGCATCGACATCGCGGAATTCACCGGGTTGTAGGGGCTCCTCATCATCCCGTACCCGTAATCCCCGAGCCTTGAAGCCAGCAGGAAGATTAGAAAGAGTACCAGCATCAATAAGCTGGCGAAGCGCCGCCGTTGCCGTTCGGGACAAGCCGCCAATGGTATGGATAAGACCGAGACCATAGAATCCGAATCCCGGCAAAAACTTGTAATGGACGAAATATTGAATCTTTTGCTTTGTGTCATCTTGGTCGCTGTAATTACGTCGGATAGAAAGGACTTGTCCAGTGTCCTCACTAATCGTAACCACGTAAGGTATTTTAATGCCTGTGGGTTCACCATCATCTCCAATTTCTTCAAAGCCCGGCAGATCTAAATTTACGTGGCACTCTAGCAACGTGCAGTCATAATCAAGATTGGTCGGCTCTACGCCACCCAACTTGTTCATCTCATCGCGAACCTCATCGTCTGAGCCTTGCGAAGGATGTACCGGAATATCGCTGTAAAAGCCCATGATTTGCCGTTTGCGCAAATCATTCATGGACATCTTTACTACCTGCGTGATGTTTTCGCAGGAATCAAGGTCCGTCGCGCCATACGGCACAACGATGTCTTGGGCAGGAACAAATTTACTAACGGCACGATCTACCGCTTCGTCGTAATAAACTTTCTTAAAAGTTGACCCCGCCAAAGGCAAATAAAACAACATCTGATCAAACTCAGGCGTGTACTCCTCCATCACATTAGTGATGTAGTAGTTCATAAATTCTTTAACCCGAAACGCCTGTGCTTCGGCGTCTTTTGTCTTTTCACCCATAACCGCCGTCCGTACCGGACCTGTGGGCGGTAAAAGCTCATTAAATGCTTGCGCTTGGAATTGCGTGGCCGCTTCCGCTAAAAGCGGGTGTGTGACACCTGTAGCGCCTCTAAATGGCAGTGTTCGCTCTTCGTAGGAATAACCTAAAAGTTCTAGCCCCTTAGAGTAAGCATCTTCCCATTCAGACCGGGAAGACTTGTTGGCTTCAAAATCGCCCAAAAGATCAGAAGAAAGTTGACCCAGTTCTCTGTCGTCCAGTTCTTCTGCCAAGTTGCGAAAAAAATCGCCACCCTCCATGCCCGCAAGAGCCATCGGATCAAAGTCAACGGTAACCCCGCCATCTTCTTCCGTTTCAATTTCTATTCCATCAGGAAGAACCTGATCCATAGCCCCAACAAAAGTGCCGGGGGCGGCAATTTCAATGTCCAGTTCCATATCTTCTTCTAAAATTTCTGGTTGCATTGATGTCCCATCCATTAAGGATGATAAAAGTGCCTTATCGTCACCGTTGGCCATTTAAATTTTCCTGTGTAAGTTGAGCCGCTCTCCGCAGATCCGCTCGGTGAGCCTTTTCGCAATGGCTACGCTCAAACGGCCTAAACAATAGATTTAACCCAAACATCATGCCGCCCCAGAACCAATCTTCTTGCTGTCGGTAACTACGCCCAGAAATAGACTCGTTAGGGTTTTGGCTCAAAAAAAATACAACATTAATTAGCTGAGATAGTGCATCGCCACAGCGCACAAGATAAGCACCAATCCAAAAAAACCAATCATAAGCGTCACCATTAACGCGCCACATAATAAAACTCCTTCTACCGCGTTAGAGGCTAGTTGCAAGTCACTACGACTTTGTTGTTTGAGTCTGTAGTGATGACGCAACCGTTAGCCTTCATCATGTCCTGCATAATCAGGTCGCTCTTGTTGAGGTAACTCAGCCAATCTTCGTTAGTCTCATGGATGCCCAGCATCCCTTGAATGCCCAAAGTCTCAGCAGCATCAAGACCATTGGTGCCGAGAGTCACAAGATTGTTCATCCCGTTGGTTCCAAGACTGTAAAGGTTGTTCATGCCAGTAGTAGCAATAGCTGTATTAGCATCAAAGCCTGACTCACCTAGCTGGGTGAGGTTGTCCATGCCGGTGACACCAAGGGTCACCATGCCGTCAACAAAGGGGGTGTAATCAACGTTACCTAGCGCCTCATATCCGGCGGCGGCGGAGTCAGCAAACGCACCATAGAGCGCCTGTTGAGTATTGGCGTCAGCATTGATGCGAGCCAAATCTACTCGCGAGTTGTATCGCGCCATCGTCTTGGTGGAGTCGGTTTGCATCCACATCATCCCCAGATTGCTGATCGGGGCGGCAAGTATAGAAGCCCATTGAATCGCAATAGATTGCTGTGGTATCGGCTGTACAGTGGGTGTCTGAGTTAATGCAAGCGCCATCACAGCGGCACTCGCAGCTTGCCCATCCCCAGCAGACGCTATAGCAGACAACGCATCAAACTTCGCTTGCGCGGCAGAAGCATTAGCTTGAGCCGCTTTTTCTACCGCTTCGTAATATTGCGAGGTTGTCGAAGAACATGCCGACAAAGTTACCGCACAAAGCAACGCAAGAATAAATTTCATGGATTATCTCCTAACTAATGTAAGGGGCATATGCGCCTACACCGCGCTTGATATAAGGTTTATTAAACATGTTTCTCGCAACTGGGGCAAGGCTGCCTACTCCACCGCCCATAGCTTTAGCCAAAACTTTACCTGATGTGCGGATAGGTGTTTTTAAAAATTCTTCTAGGCCCTCAAGGTCCGCTTCCGGGTTATCTAAGTAAAGATAGTGGTAACGAATGTCGGGTTTATTGCTTTTGCGTAAAAACCCTCCCTTGCTCTGGTCTTCTTGAATAAGTGGTAGGCCCCCGGTATTAGTGGTTTTGTCTACCGGGTCTAATCTAAGATTAAAACGTTTGGCAATCTCTTTAAAGTGGTTTAAATACTCATTGTCATACTGACTGTGAGGTTTTCCTGCTTTTTGCCCGGAGCCTTTTGTTGTAGTAAGAGCTAACCCCTTTAAATCGTCCTCTAAAGCTTCCTTTAACGCGGCTTGTATCGCCGCTTTATGCCACTGCGTTCTAAAAGGCGCAAAAGGAATACCTTTTATTCCGGTTTCTGCATCCCCAAAGCGAGGATCATATATATCTCTATATGTTCTATCACTTAACTCAGGATAAGACCGTCGCATTTGTTCAATTTTTCTAAGTTGAAACTCATCCCCAAAAGAACTTGTTGTGACAGAGGAGTCATTAATGATGTATGACGGTAAAATAAAATCAAGCTCTCTTACGTCGGCATTAAAGGCTTCTAGCGTCTTAAACGCTTGTAACTCTGGGTCTGTATCAATTTGTGATAAAGCTTTTCGCAAATCATCATCAATGTTTTTTAAACCCGCTTGTGTGACCTCTTCTGAAGTCCCTTGCTTTTTAGCTCTTTCTACAAAAGCTTCTTTAAATTTGTTAAATATTGCGGTTATTGTTTGGGCAGTAGCCGGTTTAGCAATCTGCTCATTATAATTTTCAACTTTTACTTCACGGGACCCGTAGTTCCTATCTCTTCCTAGATACATCCCGTCTTTCAAAAGCCGACGTACACGAGCCTGTAAAAGCCTACCTTGATTAGCTTTTGCTCTTTGATGAGTACCTGATTGAATTTCTTCAATAACCTTAGTTGGCCTCATAAAACCATCGTCTTCAGCAAACGTTCTTTCAGAGTACCGAACCCAACCAAAATTATTTTTAGACATGCCGTGATCTTCCGGTAAATCAAGTTCACGGCCTATTTCATCTACAAAACGACGGTCTGGGTCTGTTACAAATTCTATTGTTCCTGTGTTTCGTGGTTTACTACTGTCTGCTAATATCGGTAAGTCTTCTTCAGCAATCCCATACCTAAAGTCTAATTGTAGATTTTTTGCTTTCCCTGTCTCTAACTGCCTTATGGGGACACTTCTTTTTTCTAGCTCAAAAACAATGTCGGCTTTGGTAACGTTCTTCCGGCCACGTAACCATGACAAAATATTGCTTAACTCTAATTCTTCTGCCGAACTTGTCTTTTGAAGAAGCTCGGCATAACGATCTCCGCTGGTAGGCCCACTTTTACCATCTCCAATTTTTTCTTGTTTTAAATTTCTAGCGTTAACTAAAAGCTTGCTTTCAAAGGAGCCTATGTTGGTGTTAAAGGGTAAATCGCCTACTAAACTGCCCATGTCTATTGGTAAAGTAAGGTTTTCACTTTTCAATAAATCTTGTGTAGCACCCAGAGCCCGCGTATCTCCCGCAGGGGGAGGAAAACCATACCCCTCTTGAGCTTTACCTACATAATCAGCGAAGTCCAAATCTCTTATGCCTTTTTCTAAGATTTTTCTTCGCGTTGCATATATTTCAGGCATCGAAAGCTCTTCAAAAAGAGCAGGTATTGTTAACTTTAGTTGCTGGCCTAACTCTTCCGGTGAAAGCCTGCCCCCCGCTTGTTCTGTTTGGCTACGTGTTCGCGCCAATTCTTTAAGTTCTTGCGCCTGCGGAGATATTTTTCCGGCAAAAGGAAGCTCGGGGTCCGTGGTCAATGCTCCTTCTGGCAGCACTAAACCTTCTTTATGGTTTGCATAAGATTGAAGGGCAAACGCAAAATTTTTAAGCCCCGGATTTCCATATGAGGAAACGTCATAAACAGATGACTCAAGTTTTATGGGAGGAGCATCCTCGTCCCTGCTGTAATTTTTTTGAGCCCTAATGTAAAAAACTTTGTTTAACGGGTCATATTGCACAGAGGGGGACATGTAGTCCCAATCACCTACATCCGGTATTGATGTAGTTGGAAGAACTGGTATTTTTCTGGCTTCGGGATAAGCCTCAAAAAATTTATCGAAATCAATAAGATCCTCTAAAGCAGCAAAACTTGTTTGTTTAGCTCCTAGATCTTTGGTGATTTCACTAACAACCGCCCGCGTGGATCTTGGTAACTCGTCAAATTTTGAGTCGATCTCGGTAGGACCTTGTTCCATATAATATTTTTTTATTAAACCTGTCGGGCCGCCCTTTTCTAAATCTTCTTTTAAGGTAAGGCCGCCCTTTCCACTAAAAGGCGTGGCTACAACAAATTTGTTTTCCGTGGTCCGTGAAGCTCCCGTTCTTTTGTTAATTCTTGTATCCGATTTACCTTTTCTAGCTAAATCTTCAGCTTCTCTAGCTTTATTTCCTAAAGGACCTTTAGCTTGAGAACCAAAAAGCATTCCAAAAACAGTGCCGCCTTTATCCCCCGCCATGGCAATGCTGGCGGCTGTTCCGGGGGCATTGAGCATAGGGGTCATCAGTAGGGCTTCGGAAGCCGTCACAGGGCCTCCGCTTACCGGGTCATATACTTCATCCTGACCAGACATGGCCGCTTGAGAAGACATCTGGAGCCTGCGCGATATTTCTTCTGGAAGACCGGGAAGAGAAGCAAGACCCTCCATAACAGCCTGCCGTGCCTCTGGATCACGAGCAAGACCCTTAAAATTCAGAAAAGCCTGCACCGCCTCGGGCACAGCAAGCTCTGGCTCTCCGTATTTGCCGGGCGTCACTACCCGTTCCATTTGACGGGGGTCAACAGATTCTATGAATTCTTCGCGATAAGGCTCTATAACTTCTCTGCGAACGGGCAGCAAAGAGCTCAAAAATTGACCAATACCCGACGCTTCAGGGCCTACCCCATATTCGTATTCTTTCTCGGCCTCGCCACCTTCGGCATAGCCCCTCATTTCGTAACTTTGTTCCGGGGACATATATGTTGCTTCGCCCGAACCAATCATCTCAGAAATTATTCTTTCTGCTTCCTCTTTAGTCGGGGCATTAATTTTCATGCCAAGCTCGTTGTTACGAAGATCCATTTCTTTTCCCGCAAATTCCCCATTTACCAATTCGCGGATATAATCTAAATCTAAATACTCTCTGGCTTGAATTGCTTTCTTTGCCGTGCTGGGGGACTCCGCATTTGCGGCCAACCAACCCAAAGCTAAATGTCGCGCAGCATCTCCGCGCCCATCAAGCTCTTCTTTTTCGCCGTATTTTTTTCCTAAACTGGACGCCCAATCTAAATCTTCGGCTTTCATGCCGACTAACTTAGAAATAAACGTTTCAACGCCGGGGCGGTTGTATTCCATCTAACCCGCCATGGGCATAATGCCCTGTTGCATCGTGGGCATTGGTCCGGGGGCCGTGGGCGGTGGTTGCTGAAGCCGTTGCAACGTGCGCTTTAACGCCGCCGTCTTTCGCTCACGAGACACGGCGTCTTTGATGGGTTCTTTGTATTTCATCAAAAACGACTCAATGCCATCGCCCGTAGTCTTCATGTTTTCCTTTATCAGGCTCACAATGCCGCCATTTGCCATTTGCGCGGGCGGAGGAGTGCCTTCCGCCGCTGCCGCAGCGGCTGCCGCGGCGGCTGCCTCCCGTTCACGGGCGGCGGCAATCGCGGCTTGAATTACTTCAGGGCTAATCCCCATGAAGCCTGATCCAAAAATACCCGAACCTGTATAGGGCGAAGTTGAAGCGGTGGAGGTGCCAGACGCGGCGGCTTGTTGCGCGGCGCGGCGTTCAATTTCTCTTTCCACCTCATTCTCAAAAGCGGGCTCCGCATCGCGTTGTTGGCCCCGTTGAGACATAAAAGACCCAAAATCTCCAAAGTCGGGAAGATTTACGCCGAACGCAGCGGCTATTCCTCCTGCCGGAGGTGGGGGCGTAGTGTCTGAAGGCGGAGGCGGCACATTCTCTGGCGCAGGCGTGTCCGACGTAAGATCTTTTGGCGGCGGTGTCGAAGGAGGGGGCGGTGGGGGCGGCGCATCCGCATATAAATCGGGAGCCTCGTCACTGCGGACTAAAACGTCCTCTTGCGAGTAGTATGGGGCTCGTAGATCGCCACCTGTGGGCGGGGGTCCCGAAAAAATAGGCCGACCGGACGCGGTATACCCCGGACCCATGTCGCTTGTTCCAGAGGCACTTCCGGGCTGAGAAATAGGTTGCGAAGAAACGCCATACTTCTCCGAAAAATCTTGCGATGGCGTAAAAGAACCGGCTTCTCCGTAATTGTTTAAAAAACCGTAGGCCAACTCTAAGCGGCGTCTACTTTCGGGATGCCAATCTTGGCCTTCAGTACTTAGTCCGCCCGCGCCCGTAAGCATCCAACTTGCGCCAGCAACGTCGGTGCCTTGATCCGCCGACTCGCTAAACCAATCTAAAAACCAGTTGTAGTCGTTTTCGTCAAGAACGCCCATGTCCCGCAAAGTATCTACGGCCTGTCGATTGGTGGTGCCTTGTGAAAAGCTGTACGTGCCGTTTGCATTACGTGTTAAATAATCCGGGACGAGCGGCATGTACGAAGATCCGGGAGCTACATAAGGAGTTGTTCCGGGGCCCATGTAGCCGGGAGGAAGATTTCTAAAGTTGGGTGGTACAGGCATTATCGCATTACCTCTTTTTTAAACAATTCACCAATGCCCGAAGTTACCGGGCCGCCTTGGTTAAACTGAAGTTGTCCAGCGGACAAATTTTGCAAAGACTGCTGAATCGCTGCTTGTTGTTCTGGGCTTAACGAGGCTGCCGAAGGCACTTGCCTTGGCGGCGGCGCAGGGGTTGCAGGAGATAACGTGGGAATATCCGGTATTAAACGTCGCGTGGGCGGCTCCGGTACAAACGGCGCAAAGGGAATTTCCTGCGGCGGCGACACTTGCGGTTGCGGGTAGTCCGTGGCCCGAGGAATCACCCTGTACGGAGGCGGCGACACTGGGGGTTGCGGGTAGGCCCGAGGAATCTCCCTGCCCGGAGGCGGGTTAAATGGCGGAATAACCGGAGGCGGTCCGGGCACAAAGGGAGGCGGCGGTGGTCCGGGATCGGGCGCTGGGACTGTCCTAAATGGAACCGGAGTTCCTTGGGGTCCGGGCACAAAGGGAGGCGGCATAATAGGTGGAACCGGAGTTCCTTGGTCTGAGGTTGGTATTGGTTGACGCATAGAGGGCGATGCGATATTCAACTCTTGACGAGGTAAAGACGGTGCGGCTATCTCCATGACAACGTCAGAAGCAAGGCTTGGGCCTATTGGTTTTTGTTCCGCTTGTGCCGTGCTGCTTTCGTTAGACAAAACCGGAGTCAATTGAAAATTGTCCTCGCCATATTTGGGCCCTTGGCCGCCAAAACCCAAGGTGTCCCCCGCCGTATAATCGTATGCATAAACTTGATCGCCTTCGATAAAATAATGCGTACCAGTGGTTGGTCCGCCAATACGAATATACCGGGTGCCTTGCGATGTTTCGCCCATGCCGCCAAGCATCAGTAGCTGTTTTTCACGGTCTGTAGTGACGCTGGGGTGAACGCCAAAAATACGAGCGTTGCCCCCGTCTCGCCGCGTTGCAAGTTCCTCTTCAGAAATGTGGTTGTACATCATGCCGGTTTGAGGATCTACAAAAACGCCCGAGCCATACTTACCCTTAGCATAAGGCAGTATCCCGCTGGTAAACTCATCCAACGAGTACGTCTGACGCGCTCCAAGGTCCTCGCCGCCCACAAGGCCGCGCTTGCTGTGCAAAAACCGGTCTCCGCCATACTGGTTTTGAATGTCCGATTCGATCATGGCTAAAAATTCTTCGGATTGATTAAACGGCACAGCAGTTCCGCCGCCGCTTGGGTACGAGCCACCGCCACCAGTTCCGCCG